GGTATACCTACCTCATTTATCATCTGGAAAAGCGAGTTTCTGGCTCTTACGTCATCATGATAAGATGTCTCTACAGATTTTTTTATACCCTCAACCAATGACGGTATGCTTCTATTTCCTTCCCTGGATAAAACATCATTATCCATATCCGATGAACTACTCATCCCGACAGGAATAGGGATAGAAGAAATATTGTCCCCAGAAAGCATAGGGGATGGAATGGATGGAGTCGGAACATAATATCCCTGATCCCTCATCACATTCCCCATATCATTATTATTATTGCTGTTCATTTTTACCATCTATTTTATCTATGGTCTCTTTATCCAACACCGAAAGAAGATTGCTAAGGTCAGAATGCTGTTCATTAATGTCCCTACCCTTTACAATAACATCCTTATTAATAGCCTCAACCACAGCTTGAGTAAGATACATCTGAGGACACATATTTATGATTTTCATGATATTATCAGCATAATCAGTATTATACTCTAATACCTTAAGCGGTGTCCCAGTCTTTGCTTGACCATGGAAATAAATACCAACTTCAACCCCTCCGGGGAATCCCTTAGCTTTGACATCATACGACTTGTAATTCCTCAAAACCGTATTAATTATCCTAATAGCCCTCTTATTAAGCTCAGATGTAGCTAGATCATTACTTTGAATATCATACTTATCAACCATCCTAGAAGCCTCCTCCGCCGCATTCTCGACAGTAGCGAAAGCACCAAGCGAATTAGCCTGCGCCCATTTCTGGTAAGGTCTATTGGTTGTAGCAGAAAAAGACACAGGAATGATCTTGGATTCATAATCTTCCGATCTCACATTTCTTTCCCTTTCATACAAACTATACCCCATACTATCTAATTCTTCTTTAGTAACTTGAACCGTAGCGATATTCTTTCCACCAGCCATAGCTACCAAATCAAATGTATTAGGATTATCTGTAGGACGAGCATACAATATATAATTATTAAGTCTACTATCTTTATCTTTATTCAAGAAACCGGCTCTCGCCAAAAGCAGACTCTCTAATTTAGCATGCATATGCCTATCCTCTTTAGAAGCGTTGGTAGAATTGGAAAATGACCATGATTTTGGAGCAAACTCATCATATCTTCTTTCATAGACTGTTTTAGAATCCTGAACAGCCTTAGCTATATTACGACCTACATTGGAAGAAGACCATTCCCTTCTAAGCGTAGGACCGTTAGCTCTTAACATATTAAACCCTATAATCCTAAGAATCTTATCCTTATCCGATAAATCTGATATATCCGCTTTCATTACCGGATTACGTAGATACTTAAATACTTTAGAAAACTCAATTATATCCTCAGAAGTAAAATCCTGTCCAGTATAACGATTTAATAACCCAACATAGGATCTCATCAATTCATTGTCATCCGCAGAATGACCTACATAATCAATATTCTCACTTATCAGCCCTATCAAAGATGATATCTTCAATGCATCCTCAGCGGAGTATTCCTTCCCTCCAATAACCGCTCCATCCTTACCAACATCCCTTGCGTTAACCATACCATTATCGGTATATGTATCAATACCACCAGTAACATAGTCTTGATCTTTGATAGCATCATTAAGGATATTCTTCGTAGCGACATCAAAAGCATTCGTAAGATAATCAACTTCCTCGTCCATTATCTTACTATATTTCTTCCTGTTATCATTCGCCGTCATAAGAGCCTCATACCTACCTACCATTTCTGGTGATGATAACACAGAACTAGACCCGCCACCGTTATTGGTAATCCATGCCATAATATTCTCACTATTAACACCACCTGGATATATAGAGGGATTGTTTTGTATATCGTTCTCTATACCTCGTAAATCAACAGGATTTAAAGACGATATTAAATCCTTCTCTCCTATTGATATATTGTTTTCATTCTGAATATACTGATTGTCAAATATATTTTCAGGAGTGACATTAGGCTGAACTTTTTCTAGCTCAATCATAACACCTGAAGAAGCGCCGGGACTGTTACCACCTTCTTTAGTCATTATCTCCCTAAGCTTAAGATTCTGATCTATTTCCTTGGATTTTTGTCTCCATGAGAACTCCCGCTCCTTGAAATCAAGATCTCTTACTTTAAAATAATAATCATCCGCACTATAGCTTTCTGATGAATTATTGTATGACCATCTAGCGGATACACCATCAAGAAATTCATTACGGACAATAAACTCCCCTGCCCTAGCGGGATTCATGTTGTTGCCAATAAAGGATGTGGCTTCCTCCACTAACGCACGGCGCTGCTCCCGAACCTCCTGTAACGAAGCCTCGATAGCCACCTTAGCGGAAGGGCTGGCCTCCGCCCCTTTGAGCTTGGCTAAAAGAACGCTCTCTTCAGCGTCAAACCCAGAAACATATTTATTAACAAACTGTTCAGTAGTCATACCACTAAACATGCCAGGATTGGTCATGGCTAAATACTGTCCCTCTATCTGCATCTGAGCTTTAGCATTCTGAGATATAGACCTAGCCGCTATTGATCTAATTTGAGATTGACTCATCTCATCAACAGTAATATCCCTCATCCTCCCTGTAGGTTTACCATCCACTATTTCAGGAACAGAAAACTTCTTTCCTTTATTAAGACTAACGAAATCCTTCATCATCTTATTCATCTCCTCATTGTAATCCGTATAAGGAGTGTAGTGAATAGGATTCATCCTTGTACCAACCTGACCGTCATTAGCCCATTCATAAAATGGTAACAAAGCGACAGCCTCATTTATAGCGCTATATTGCTTAGGATTATTAAGCTTCATATCTTCGATCTTCTGAGAGAAAGACCTATACTCCCTAGTACCGGCAATAGCGTTCAACACACGGGTATCCAGAGCTTCTCCAAGACGAGCCTGTATACTTCTGGCTATACCGTCGGAAGCCAAATTAGATTTACGATACACGTTATTCACGTCCTGTATCAGCCCATTTAACCTATTCTGAAGATATTCCCTATCCTGAGGTTTTATAATGTCAGAATTGATAATATAATCAGCATACTCGTTTATAGCCTGCCGATTGGTATCTATCTTCTGCTGCATGTATCCCATCCCCTGCATCATGACATCCATGTTGTAGGGCGATACGTACTTGCCGTAATTCCTTAATATACTATATTGTGAAGCCATCCTTTATCCTTTCTTGCTTTTAGTTACTTCCTGAGCGGGATATAATCTCCTATAACTCAATATATCTCCTTGAGGATCAGCGATTAATTGTCCATTGGGACCAATCTTTACATCCCCGAATATAGACCTTAATGTATTCATGGTCGTAGCCGTATTCCACTTCTGCTGGATCTCATCATTTACGCTATCAAAATACCTAGCCCAGTTCTCGTCAGTATTAGCCAAAGCCTGTAATATTCGACTTTGATAACCCTGACGTTGAGCTATATTCTTATCATACGTATCAGTCCAAGTCCGGGCGTTTACATTATCAGCCCAAGTCCTTTGAGCCACGTTCCCTTGTTCTACCTCATTTATATACTTACCTATATTGGAACTCATGATAGCCTGTAGGTTGGATGATAAAGCCCCTCTCTGGGAATCCGGGACATTACCCATCTGATCCAATTGTGATTGGAAAGCACGATTGGTCTCAACCATATACTGATCAGCAGATCTCAACACCGGATCCACGGTAGGAGCGTAATGCCTTTCCAGACCTTCCGTTGTCACGGCTCCCGGGGTCATCCTAAATACCTCGGGGAAGTCAAGACCGCCACCCACTATATTCCTGCCTCCATTGCCGCTGTTCGACTTACCGGCATTTGTATTGGTCTTAGGGAGTGTATTGGGATCAATCAGCTCAGGCATATCCAGTTTAACATCAGGTTCCTCCACATCACCTATATCCATAGGACCGGGAGCCACCTTATGAGGATCAAGTATAAAATCAAGACCTTCCATTCCTTTCATGGATCTCAATGCCTGCATCTTAAGCATATCCTCGCCAAGTATCTTATTAACGACATCCTTGTTCTTGTCAGAGAATAGTTGGCTAAAATGGGTGATACCAGCATCGTTAAGAGCCTTATGCTGTTCCTCTGTAACAACGTCTAGACCGATCATAGGGCGAGATGTGGTAAACAAACCTAATTTATTGTCTCTCATCCTATCATGATATGCGGCTTTCTTGTCTTCCGGGTAATTACCTTGACTATCCTCACCGCCAAAGGAAACGAGCGTCGTGTAATCCCGAAGCGCCTCGGCGTTGGCGATGATCGGGTTCTCAGCCGTAGCCAAGCCCATCCAGCTACTTGTCTGACCGTAGATAGCGTCTTGCAATGCCCTAGCCCTAGCGCCCTCTGAAGCTCCCATATAAGCATCGTAAGCGACCGGATTGAATGTCTTATAATAATTCAACCTCTCATCCGTATTAATACCTCCATAAGTGCCATCAGTTCCTTGGCGTTGATAACCGAAATAGTTAGGATCATTGTTGAACCTATTCTCGATCGGGCGGAAAGTTAATTTACGACCGAACAAAGACGTGCCTCCTATCTCCATCTTCTGACGAATACCAGCCACTTTCTTAAGCAGCTCTTTCTTAGCCTCAGCTATATCCTCCTCCGTAAGACCGTATTCTTTCATAGATCTGGATATGATGTTATCTATCTCACCACCCTTAGCGAAATACGTATCCTCATCCTTCTTCATCTTCCGGTCTTCCTGCTCCTTGTATATGACATTAGCGAAGTCCGTAAATCTTCCCTCTAATCCATTAACGGTATCGTTGCTATCATTTATAGCCTTAGATAATACGGAGGCGTTTAAACGCCTTGTATTCTCGTCATCTATCTTATCGTTTTTCTTCAGCTTCTCCAGCGCCTTTTTCTGATCATCGTAAGCCGATTTAAGACCGATCTTAGCCTTATACCTATCCATTAACGTAGCATACGTATCCTTAGGCGTGGCTTTGATCCCATACGTATCTCTGATGTATTTAGCGAAATCCGGCTCTATGGTTGTGTCGTCGGTAATAACCTTCGTTCCCTGCTCCAAGGAAACGGGGGTTCCACCATCGGCGTGCTTCTGCCCCATAGCCTCCATCGGCGCCTCTCCGGGCTGCGTCACGTACTCACCCTTCTCGACCTCTACGTTGGCTTGATCTTCCATCGACTTAGGTAACGGATACAGGTACTCACCGGTAAGGCTTCCGCTATCGAACCTATTATTAGGTCCTAGATAAACACCCCCACCATCCTTGTACTGCATCTGGGATTGCCTTCTTTGTCTGGCCTCACGCTCCTGAGCTAACCTGATATTGGTACGAGTACCTTTCTCTGACGCTATCCCAGAAACCACGTTACGAGCCAATCCCATGATACCACTAATTCCTGAGGCTATGGTGGTTATCGTATTAGCCGTTTTAGCCCTAGTGGATAAATCTCCATATCCCTCACTTCTCATACGCCCTATACCACGACCCATCTGAGTGAATCTAGACCCTATATCATCAGCGCCATAGTAAGGGATGGTGGTAAAATCAAAAACATCCGTACTACCAGACTTATCAACCTTCTTATTACTGTCAACCAAAGCGCTCAAATCACTTGTATCAATGGTATTAATATCAGGCTGCTGAATATCAAATCCTATCTGGGTAGACGAAACCAAAGGCTCCACTCCAATACCCTGAAGACCAACAACATTACCGGGCATAATAGGGGTGACTTCCCCGGCCTCTTGATATTTAGGTATCTTCCTCTTGATTACATACTTGCTCATATCAAATTGATTTCGTTCTGACACAAAGATAGTTTAAAAAAAATAGAGACTCATCATTTCACAACGATGAGTCTCTCAGCAAATGTTATTATTATGTACAGAATTAAATTCTTTTTATGAATAATGATCCTATAGCCTTAACCAAATCATAGAAACCGGCAGAACTGAGACCTACAGCCACTCCATATAATAGAGCCTCCCACCATTCACTCCCTATAAGCAATGGAGACACCTTTAGAAACCACGCTAATATACAAACCAGCATACCTATGACTACGGCGGATAGGACTTTAGCCCACTTATGGGTGTCAATATACGGCACAACCTTGGCTAACTGCGTAGCTGACATCGTGACGAAAGCCATGATGCCGGTGAAGGTAGTTAAATCAATAGTGATAGCCCCTTCTGATAGGATTACCTCTTGCGCCATCAAAGCGAACGGCGTCAATAACATAGCAAATAAAAATAACAATCTTTTCATATCTAAAACGTTTAATTACTTCGCAAATATAACACTAAACTGATTAGATATATAAATATTTATTGGAATATAGATATACGACAATATCCAGAACCTATATGTCCCTTTCCTAAATCATATAATCCACCCAAAGGATTAGGCATTTTTTCTAATTCCCCTTTCACATCTGTCCATACGAACCCGTTCCCATCTATCATCTTAGTGTTAGTAAATACATATTTATCATATTTCACGCATCCCGGATGACCGGATATATACGAGGATCCTCCACCACCAGCTTGAATAGCGTTCGACGATATCCCGCCGCTTGGTCCTCCATAAAAGCCTCCTCCTCCACCAGAGGAATACGAAACGCCATCAAAACCACATCCTCCTCCCACTCCTAATAGACCTCCATTTCCGTTAGTTAAATTATTGCCGGAGTTAGATCCTCCCGCTACTTGGGATGCAGGAGTTCCCTTGGCATAGCCCCCCAGATACGCCTTCAACCCTCCCGCTGATCCTCCGTGCCCAATAAAATAATACTCACATCCTCCACCACCTCCCCCGGCTACCATAATACGGGTCTTTAAAGAATCTACGTTTAGAGGATCGCTATTGTTGGACAACCTCAAATCTGTAGCTCCGCCCCCGGCTCCCTCATAGATATACCTTCCAGCGCTCTTATTAGTCATTGAATGCCCTGAACCTCCTCCATTATAATTATATTTTACAACATTACTCGTCTGCTTAAGTCCACCATTTCCACAATACACATAAATGATATCACCACCAACTAACTTGATAAATCCAGCCACATATCCACCATACCCAGGGTCATTGGATCTGGTAAACCTATCTTCGCTATCATTGTAACCATAATTACCTTGACCACCCCAGCACTCAACATAATAATACGCCGACTTTGGAGCTACAAATGTATGGTAATTATTACTATTATAAGTGTATGTATACAATACATCCAAGCTTTTGGGGCCTGTCATTACACGTCTTCTCATAACATACCTCCCCTTAGATATTTTACTAACAATGCTATAACCATCCTCCTATCATCAGCCATAGCATCTACCCATCTATTCCCCCATCCTAAACTACTAGGGTGGGGGGGGTAAAACAAGTCCCCTTAA